TGGCACTGATGAAATAACTGTTAATTCTTGAACTACTGCATCACCCAGTTGTAAACGAAGTGCCGGAGTAGCACCCCTTGCTATCCAATTGAAATATGTTGGTCCACCACGTTGTTCAAAGGAATTTCTAAAGAATACAGTCAAATCTTGTTGAACATAACCTGATAAATCTATTTTATGTTCGGAAACCCACCATTGAGTGTTAGTATTTGCTATTGGACGGTAATCACTGTTTATTTGCTGAACGTAACCTCCAGTAAGGTTGACGTTGTCAAGTAATAGCGGAGCAAATTCAACTGTTAGTATTTTATCGGTCATTTTTTAGCCTCCTTTTTACCTTTAGGTTTAGGCTTAGGTTTAGCCTTAGGTAATACTACATCTCTAAAAGACATTATTTTCGACTCCTTTTGAATGCTTTAGACATTGCTGCTAAATCTAGTCGTCCTTTTTTTGGTCCTCGCTTGAACTTGATGTGGTTAGTTCTGTTTTTAACGTAACGTTGCCATTCTGATAATTTACGTTTAGTTTTTTTAGTGACTTTTTTAACTTCTTTAACGGTTTCAGCAGCAGAAGCAACACTGCGCTCAGCCCTGCCAAGTAATGCTCGAAGTTCATCGAGAGTCCCCTCTATCTTAACCATAGGAATCACCTATGATCAGTTGTCACTTGCAGTCGATTGTATTGCAATGGCCATAAAGTCCTTTGCAGATAGTTTAACAATTCTACACTTAATTCTAGCTGTAACCAAAATATCTGAAGTATCAACTGCTGCACCAAATACACCTGTTGTCAAATACAAACTGTCGTTAACAACCATAAATGCTTCAGACACTGCTGCTGGACCAAAGTTATCTGGATAAAGGTCTTGAGTGTGTGTGGCAATGTTGTTAGATTTGTCAATGTTTAGACCTCCAGAACTGATTAAACTTTGATTGTCTGCTCTAATCATAGCAGTGCCAGGGTTTAGATCGCTAAGTTGAACAGCCAATGAGCCGTTTGCATCTAGCATTCTTGCTACATCACTGCTTAGGTTTGTTCCTACTTGGTAAACAAAGTCTACTGATTCAATTGCGACTGCTTGCCCTGTTGCTACGTTAACGTATGCACCTAAATCTATTGTTCCTTGGACGACTGTGCCGTCTGCGCTTGCTGCTGGTAAAGTTACAGTTTCTGTTAGGTAAAAACTGCCTGTCTTTGCTGTTGCCATAGCAATAATCTAGCTGCCGACACCCTATAAACTCATTCAATCTTCTTTATCGGTGGCAAACCACCCGTCCCCAACCACCACCCCTTGCTAACTAGCCACTAAACTTTAACTTGTTGGCGATTTTTTCCGCTGTATATATATACAAAAACCGCTAGGGCCATACATGACATGCGGGTTTTACAACAACTTTGACTGGGTCACCAGAGACATAACGATTGAATGGCTATATGATTGGGGTGTATGTAGTGATGGAATTACGTATTTACAAGGCCCGTGGTGGCATTGTATAGAGTGTTCAGGCATATTTTATAGCGCGTTACTATGCACCTGCACTGCTTGTAACCCATTTAGCGGCTATTGTAGGGGGTGCCACCCATGAAGCGACATAAGATGGTTAATTTATGTCCAACGACGTATGAGATAGCGTCTAAAATGCCTAACTTTAGCAAGTTTGTACGTAAGACTTTGTTTAATCAGGAAATTCACAAAGAGCTAGAATATTTGGAAAAAGAAAACGATAGGTTACACGCATTAATCGCAGACGTTATTGATGGCAAAAAACGATTTGTACCTGGTAAAGGCTGGATTAAAAACATGTACGAGGTTGAAGAAGAATGATTGTAACGTGTGCATGCTGTGGATTTGATGGTAACGTACACGATTATGAAGTTTGGTCACGTCATAGTACCTACCCGACGTTATGGATATGCGACGTTTGTGCATCAGATCTTAGATAATACGACTAGAACCAAAGGCACTACGTTCATACAAAGCGATTTCTGGTGTGTAATCCAATCCGACAGTGCTAGGCATACCTGCCGCAACGTTAGCAGCCGTTTGTTTGCCTGCATAATTACCAACTATTGCACCTGCTTGAGCTCCTCCAGCAACACGATATACAACTGGGCCTAGTCCAGGAGACAATTTATTTGCTTCTCTAGCTAGTCTACTAATTGATTTGTCTACTATGGTTTCTCTAGCTAGCCACTCTAGTGCTTCTAACAACATGCTTACACCTGGTTAGCGAGCTCGTATGATCGCTTTAGTCTCATCATGTACTCTATTAGTGGTTCTTCATCAGTAGACATACTAAGCAATACTCGCTTTGGTGGATACGCTACTTGTGTAAATCCTGTACCAGAATCTTTTGAACCCTCTGGTGCAGCAATGAATCTATAACAATACAAACAATCTGCGGCTGTTGGTTCAAGTGATGAGAAATCCCAACTTTGAACAACGCTACCGTATGCTACTCCATCGGAAGTTGTAATATCTGAGCCTAATGATGTATCAATTGACCAAATTAAACCATTACCGTGTATAATATGAGTTCTGTCAAAGTTGCCGTATTCGATCGATGGAATAGGTAATGGTGTAAACCCTGGAGAGGAAAATACTGTTGAAATTAATTGGTTATCTGTCATTGGCACTGATGAAATAACTGTTAATTCTTGAACTACTGCATCACCCAGTTGTAAACGAAGTGCCGGAGTAGCACCCCTTGCTATCCAATTGAAATATGTTGGTCCACCACGTTGTTCAAAGGA